ATGCAAACATACCACCGATTTCTTGTTATGTAAGAGGAAACTATTTAAGAAATCATCAGGATAGCCACGACAAATACTTTGAGTGCGTAGTCTTTGGTGTTTCAAGTTTAAAGTCTAGAAGTCCACTATTTCATATTTTGATGCCAGACGGTGGTCTTTGGTGGAGGCTTCCAATTTCTGCTTTCTGTACTGAGCCAGGAGTTCCTGAAGTTGATCTACACAACCTGGTGCTTTGGAATTCTTTTAGTCATCATGTTGCGGTAACAAGATTTGAAAATTTAACAAACCTTAGAATGTCTTATATAGATAGAACAAAGACAATGCATAAGGGAACCTACCTATTTACATTAGACTGGCATAATCCAGATACAAATGTCTTAGATGATGGATATTCTGAAAGTCCTGCAGACCACAAGTGTGGACATGTCATTCAAAGAGATGATGGAAACTTTGCAATTCAGCCTAATAATAGAGTCAGAGTGTATGAGCCTTCGTTTACCCTGGAAAAAGAATATCTAATTGACAGAATAATTAATGAAAGAAAGTATGACGTAGAAAATCAAGATAAATGGATAATGGAAAACTCTGATAGATTTAACTATGATATTGACTTAAACGAGGTTGACAAATAACACTATGCCTGCTAAACTATATACATCAGAAGTCTATATGCGTAAGCGCTACCTTATGGATAAAAAGACTCCAGAAGAGATTGCAAAGGAGTGCGGAGCCAGTGTTGAGACTATCTACGTATACCTTGCTAAATTTGGATTAAGGAAGTCTAAAAGATGAATAAGATAAAAAGAATTATATTTATATTGTCGTTGGCTGCAGCAGCAGGCATTACCTATACGATTGTTGCATTAAAAAATATTCCAGAATCATTTGACTGGAACTTAGAAGAGGATGAAGATGAAGATTATTAAACATTTCATAGATGTTACAAAAGCACTTATATTAAGTTTGTTTTGTAAACACACAGAGTCATCTGTGTCTTCATGTCCGTTTACTGGAAGAACATACACGGATTGTTTGAAATGTTCTAAAAGATTAAATGTTGAGGTAACTGTGTGAGCGATAACCTACACATCACCGTTGACCAAGTAAATCATCCCGCACATTACACAACAGATCCTTCTGGAATTGAGTGCATTCAGATTACTAGGCATCGCAATTTTAATATTGGGAATGCCTTTAAGTACTTGTGGAGAGCAGGAATTAAAGATGAAGCAAAAACGATTCAAGATTTAGAAAAAGCCATCTTTTATATAAAAGATGAAATAAATAGACTAGAGGGAAAGTATGTCAACTGAGACAGAACTTATTCAACATCTTGATGAAGTCAATCAAGTGGTTACGGAATATCTTAAGGGTAATGACCCTACAGTTATTTCTAAAGAACTAGACATTCCACGAACCCGTGTTGTGTCTTTAATTAATGAGTGGAAGGTTATGGCATCTGCAAATGATGCTATCCGTGCCCGTGCAAAAGAGGCTTTGGTTGGAGCAGATACACACTATACAAAATTAATTACAAAGGCTTATGAGGTTATTGACGAAGCAACTTTATCTACAAACCTTAGTGCTAAAACTGCTGGAATTAAATTAGTTTTAGATATTGAATCAAGAAGAATTGACATGCTACAAAAGGCTGGACTTCTTGAGAATAAAGAACTTGCAGAAGAAATGATGGAAATTGAAAGACGACAAGAAGTTCTTGTTGGAATCTTAAGAGACATTGCTTCAGAGCATCCAGAAGTACGTGACATTATAATGAAAAGACTTTCCGTTATTGCAAAAGAAGGAGAAGTGATTACTGTTGTCCACGATGTTCAATGATTTTCTTGAAGTATTAAAAGAGAATCACTTTGTTGAAACTCCAGTTGATGTAAAGACATTTGTCCAGTCACCTGACTATCTTGGTCAACCACTTTTATCTGATATTCAATACGAAATTGTAGAAGCCATGAGTCAGATTTATCGTAAAGAAGACGTAATAGATATTATGGGGGATGTTGAAGGAACTAAACACTTTAATAAATACACCAAAAACGAATTAATTCTGCAACTTGGCAAGGGATCTGGAAAAGACTTTATATCAACAGTAGCCTGTGCATATGTAGTATATAAACTATTATGCCTTAAAGACCCTGCAATTTATTACGGTAAGCCTGCAGGAGATGCAATTGATATTATCAACGTTGCGGTTAACGCACAGCAGGCAAAGAACGTATTCTTCAAAGGTTTTAAAACAAAGATTGAAAAGTCACCATGGTTTGCTGGAAAGTATAATGCTAAGGCTGACTCTATTGAGTTTGACAAAGCAATTACAGTTTACTCTGGACACTCAGAAAGAGAATCTCATGAAGGTTTAAACCTACTTATGGCAGTTCTTGATGAGATTTCTGGTTTTGTAAGTGAGGTAATATCTGGAAATGAGCAGGGAAAGACTGCTGATAATATCTATAAAGCATTCCGTGGTTCAGTAGATTCTCGTTTTCCAGATCTTGGAAAAGTTGTTTTGCTTTCATTCCCACGTTATCAAGGTGACTTTATTTCTCAAAGATATGAATCAGTAATTGCAGAAAAAGAAACTATTGAAAGAACACACACGTTTATTATGAATGAAGATTTACCTCATGAAGATCCAGGAAATCAATTTCAAATTTCGTGGGATGAAGATACCATTCTTCAATACAAAATTCCAAGGGTATACGCATTTAAAAGACCTACATGGGAAGTAAACCCAACACGTAAGATAGAAGACTTTAAACTAGCGTTTTATACTGATCTTGGTGATGCCATGATGCGTTTTGCTTGTATGCCAACCTATTCATCTGATGCTTTCTTTAAGCAGATTGATAAGGTTGAGAAGTGTATGAACAGTAGAAATCCACTAGATTCATTTAGAAGGTTTGATGAAACCTTTGTACCAGATCCAGATAAAACTTACTACATCCATGCTGACCTTGCACAAAAGCACGATAAGTGTGCGGTAGCAATTGCTCACGTAGACAAGTGGGTAAATATCCAGGTAATTAAAGATTACGAACAAGTAGCACCAATTGTAGTGGTAGATGCAGTTGCATGGTGGGAACCAAGAGCAGAAGGCCCAGTTAATCTGTCTGAAGTAAAACAATGGATTATAAATTTACGTAGACAAGGCTTTAATGTTGGTATGGTTTCATTTGACCGTTGGCAATCATTTGATATTCAAAATGAGTTGCAGGCCGTTGGAATTAGAACCGAAACAGTCTCTGTTGCCAAGAAGCACTACGAAGATCTTGCTATGATGATTTATGAAGAGCGTGTGTCTATTCCAAGAATACCTATCCTATTAGAAGAAATGTCAGAACTTAAAATTATGAAGGGCAATCGTGTTGATCACCCCCGTAAAAAATCTAAAGACCTTGCCGATGCCGTAACAGGTGCGGTATTCGGAGCAATATCACACACACCAAAGAATAATAATACAGAGATAGAAGTCCATACCTGGTCTACTTCAGCACGACTTGCGGAGAAAGAGCAACGTATGGTAGAATTAGATAATCCGAAAATGCCTGACGATGTTAGAGATTTCTTGGACGGCTTTAATTTAATTTAATATTCTGGTCAAAGTATCAGATAAACTAACAAGGAGAAAGAATGAATTCATTTAAAAAGATTAGTCTAGTCATGGCTGCAGCCTTGGCTGGTACAGTACTTGCAATGGTTCCAGCACACGCTGTACCAACTATTGCAGTAACTGTAAACGCAGTTGCAGACACAGATGCAAATACCCTAGCAGGTGCAGCATCAGTAACTGTTCCATCTGACAACAAGGTAGAAGTATTGGACGCAGTTAAGTTTGCTCTAACTGGTGTTGACACAGGAACAGTAGTTTCTGTTGTAACATCAGGAGCATTTATTGTGCCAGCACTTCACACAACAACTGCACCAGTAACTTCTGCTTCAGGAGTTACATCATATTCAGTTAATACTGGAACAGGCACAACAGCAGAATTTTATGTTTACACAAAGTCAACTGCTACTGGCACTGTAACAATTACAAACGCTGGCAATGTTTATGTCTATTATGTTAAGGGTACAGCAGGTCCTGCTTACAACCTAGATACAACAGTAGCAGCAAATGCAAATACTTCAGCCGTTGTTGAGTATTCAACAAAGGTAACAGACGTATTTGGAAACATTCCAACAGCAACTACACCAGTAGTTACAGTTATTGGAGCAACAGTTTCAGTTGCATCAGCAGCATCAGATACTACAACTGGTATCTCAAAGGTTACAGTTACATATCCTGCAACAGCGGGTAATGCAGCAATCAACTTTGCAATTACAGCAACAGATGTTGATGGACTTCCAGCAGCAGTTAAGTCTGTTACAAAGTTTGTTACAGTTTCTGATCTTGCTACAATCAATGCATCACTTACTGCACAACTAGCAGCCTCAGTCGCTGCCCGTGCAGCAGATGCATCAACAGCAGCAACAGCAGCAACTGCTGCTAAAGCAGCAGCAGATGCAGCACTTGCAACAGCAAATGCAGCACTGGCTAAGGCAACTGCAGACGCAGCACTTGCAAAGGCTGCAGCAGACAAGGCACTTGCAGATGCAAAAACTGCATCAGCATTAGAACTAGCAGCAGCAAAGGCTTCTGCAGATCTTGCGAAGGCAACTTATGTTGCAGAGTATAACGCTCTTGCAAAGAAGTGGAACGCAAAGAATCCAAAGGCTAAGGTTGCTCTAAAGAAGTAACTTAACTTAATAAGTTAGAGGGTTGGTTAATACCAGCCCTCTTTCTTTTTGTATAAAAATGGTATAATAAACTTATTAGTCATATCCACCACTAGGGCTATATAAGGAGAAAAATATTAAAAACATACTAATCAGATCAGGGTTAGTGGGGTTATTTTTAACATTATGGATGATCTTTTCTCCAGTAAATTTTTCACATGCCAATGATGTCCCGCCTCCAGCAGAGCAGGTTGTGGTTAGTCCAGCACAAGTAGCAGTAAATACAGCCCTTGCAACAGCCACTACAGAGGTTGCACAAGCAGTTTCAGCATCAGAGACAGCAACAGCAACCATTGCGACTGCAGTACAGGCAGTAACAACATCTAACACAGCCGTAGCAGCAGCAACTACTGCAGTCACAGCAGCCACCACTGCCGTAGCAGAAGTATCAAATGTCTCCACAGTTGTAGCAACAGCAGCAACAGTAACTACTGATGTAACAACTGCGGTAACTGCGGTAACGACAGCAATTGCAGCAATACCTGTAACCGCAACAACACAGACTCCAGAAGTTGCTGTAGCACAAACTGCTGTCACGGCAGCAACTCCAGTGGTTGAGGCTGCAACTGCAACGGTATTGGCAACAGCAACCCCATTAATGACACAAACCCCAACTACAGTTACAGAAGTAGCAACAGCAATTGCAACAGAAGTTGCACAATCTGCAACAGCCTCTACTGCAGTTCAAGCAGCACAGACAGCAGTAACTGAAGCAACAGCAACGGTAGCAACGGCAACTACGGCGGTAGCAGCAGTAACTACTGCAACTACAGAGGCACAGACACAATTAACTCAGGCAAATGTTGCTATTAATAATGCTCAAGATGCAATCAATGCTTTGGTAGCCACAGTTGGAACAACATCAAATGTTTTAGCAAATACAGATGATGCGGGTATCCGCATGAACCTTCCATTTAATTTACAAATGGGTGGAGTCACATATAATAATGTTTACGTAGGATCTAATGCAACTATTACCTTTGGAGTAAATGAAGGTGGTACATATCATACAACTCCTAATGCTCCTTCAATTTCTGTAGCAGGATATGACTGGACGACATGGAGTAATGGATCTGGCATTACTTATTCAACAACAACCAATACTTTATCTATTGCCTGGGATCTAAGAGTTTATCCTTTGCAAACAGCAGAAACACAAATGACACAGGTTCGCTTTAATGCAGATGTAAATCCATCAGATGGCGCATGGCAAGCAGATGTTAGCGTGACTGGACCAATACCAAATGGTGCTAGGTTTAACGTAAGAGAAACAACAGGAGGAACGTTAACTCCAATTGTTGATACAAATTCTGGCCCTGGATTTAATGGAACTATTAGTCAGGGTGCTGCATTTACTCCTGCCCCTGATCCAAATAATGCAACGGTGTTGGCAGCAATTGATACAGCAAATGCACAAATTGCTACATTAAACTCAGCAATTACAGCCGTTGTTGCAACAAATACAGCAAATACAAATACAGTTATTGCACCAGTAGCAACTGTTTCACAAAATACTGTGACTGCATTAGAGACAGCAACTACAACATTAACTACAAAAGTAGCAGATATTGCAGTTGTTTCAACAGCAGTAGAATCAGTATTGGCAGCCCCAACAGTCATTGCTACAGCACAAGCAGTAATTAATGCAATTCCTGCTCCTGCGCCAGCACCCACACCTGTAACAGTTGAACCACCTGCATTAGTTGAGCCACCCGTAGTTGTTTCACATGTAGACACAACCCCTGTAGACACCACTCCTGTAGATACAACTCCTGTAGATACAACTCCTGTAGATACAACTCCTGTAGATACAACTCCTGTAGAGACAGAACCCGTAGACACAGAACCTGTGGATACCACACCCGTAGAGACAGAGCCAGTTGACACAACTCCAGTTGAAACAGAGCCAGTTGATACAGAACCTATAGAAACAGAACCTATAGATACCACACCTGTTGAAACGGAACCTGTAGACACCACACCTGTGGAGACAGAGCCTATAGACACAGAGCCTGTTGAAACGGAACCTGTAGACACCACACCTGTGGAGACAGAGCCTATAGACACAGAGCCTGTTGAAACAGAACCTATAGAAACAGAACCAGTTGAAACAGAGCCAGTTGATACAGAACCTGTGACGGGATCAGAAGAAGAAGTAAGCAATACGGTTGATGAAGCATTATTGGACGGGAAAATAGATAGCACAGAAGTAGCAGCAATTGCAGAGTCTATGGCAGCAGATGGTGAAATTAATGCAGAAGAAACTAATCAATTAATTGAAGCATTGGCAGAAGATGGAAAGGTTTCTACTGCAGATCAAGAGGCTGTACTTGAAGCACTTGCATCTGATGGAGAAGTTTCAAAAGAAGATGTTGCAGCAATCGTAGCCCTAGTATCTACTGATGGGAAAATGTCTACAGCAGAAAAAGAAATTGTTGCTGATGCATTAATACAATCAGTGCCAGAAGGTGAAAATCTTACAAAAGAACAAGTAGCAGATGCTGGAATTAAATTAGCAGACTTGCCACCAGATACACCAGTTGAAATTCGTACTAGCGAAAGCGGACAAGAAGTAGTTATTACCGCAGAAGTAGGCGCACAAATTGAAATAGTTACAGATATAGCAGCATTTACAGAAGAATTGTTTAGCGATCCAGGAGCAGCCATTGCTGCCCTTGGAAGTATAGGTGCAGACATGACTGAAGAAGAAAGAGAAGAAGCAACCAAGATGGTTGTAGCAACAGTAGTTGCAACTGGAGCAGCCTTAAATGCTGTAACAGTGGCAGGGGCAGCAGCAGGAGCAGCGACTAATGCCGCAGCCTCAGCAGCAAGAACCGCAGGTGGAACAACCCCAACACCTAGCGGAGGCTCAAGTGGTGGAGGACCTAGCGGGGGAGACCCAAGAATAAGGAGAAGGAAACCATGAAAATAATAAAGAAAGTAATGCAGGATATGATTGATCAATTATGGACTTTACTTGGTATGTTTATCGCATATGTAGTACTAGACGGATCAGCCAAGCAAATTGTTGGTGTAGCAATTATGGCAACAATGTTTGCATGGGCTATTACTTATCCAATTAGAAATAAAGACTGGAAAGATGACGAATGAAAGATAAAATTATATTGCACTTAGTTTGGATTATAGGTGCAGCAATATGTTTAGCAATCATTGGAGACTTTGTTACTGCAGCACTTGAAACAAATGCAACAGGTGAGGCTGTAGAAATATCATCTGAAGTAATTACTTTATGCCAGACTGCCCTTGGTGGTTTAATTGGTGTAATTGGTGGATATTTTGGATCAAAGGCACAAAATAAAAAGGAGGATGAATAATGGCAACTAAAAAAATAGTAGAACCCCCAAAAAATGAACACCCACAGAAGGCAATAACAAATATCTTAATGAGAATTCTTGCGGTATTTGCAGCATCAGGACTATCAGTCTTGGGAGCAGGAGCCGTAGTAGGAATTGACACAGTTCAGGCAGTTATGCTTGCAGGGCTTTTAGGTGTAGCAACAGTTATTGAAAGGCTGGCTAGGGCTTTTTTGGACGATGGAAAACTCTCATTGTCAGAAATTAATGATGCGTTTAAATCAGTAGACAAAAAGGCTAATTAGTCATAATATAGACCTTGCTTGACACCCCTTCTGGGCAATGGTATACTTAAATATACCTAATCTGGGAGGGGTTTGTCATGACTTGCATTGCTGTTGTTCGCCATGAAGATAAAGTTTATATGGCTGGAGATCGTGGAGCATCAGATGACGGTACCATTCTAGCACTTGAAGCACCAAAGGTTTGGAAGATAGGCCCTTATCTTATTGGGTATGCTGGAGCAATGGACGGAGAAAGAATCCGTTATAACTTTAAGCCAACTGCACCTAATATTAAAGACACAGATAGGTTTATGCAGACAAAGTTTGTTAAAGAACTAAAAGAATTTTATAATGAGTTCTGGGTAGACACATCTAAAGATGGAGATCTTGGTTTAATCATTTCTGTTCGTGGACAAATATACGAACACAGTTCTGCTGATATGTCTTTATCTAAATATACCCTGCCATATTTGGCTATGGGTTCTGGAGCAGAGTATGCTTATGGGGTTCTATATGCAACAGATAAACAAAAAAATGCAAGGAATAGAGTAATGCAAGCAGTAAATGCTGCAATTAAATTTAACCCATCATGTATGGGACCAGTTGACGTAGTAAGTCTTTAGGAGTATACTTATAATATGTCCGAAGAATGGGAAGAAATTTTAAACAATATGCAAGACAAAGACTTAGACTATAAAGAGTTTGAGATTTGGCTTGAAAACGGAATTGAACGGGGATGGGTAACTGAACCGTTCTGTAATACTCATGAGGGTGATCCCTATATGAATGAAGAAGAACAACAAGAATGGGAAGAGGGCGGAGACCCTTGCCAAGTAGTAATTAAAATCAAAGAAAACTAACAAGGAGAAACATGAAAAAAATAGCAGTGGGAATTATAGCGGTATTTAGTTTAGTACTATTACAGCCAGTACATGCAGAACCAAACAAGTCAATTGTTATTATTGATACAGCAATTGATTCATCTATTCCGCAACTAAAGGCAAAACTTGTACAAGAAGTTTGTATTCTTGGAAGTATGGTTTGCCCAAATGGTCAGAAGTTTCAAGAAGGACCTGGATCAGCAACTCTTCCATCAGCACAAGCATTAAAGGGTGGATTTGAACATGGAACGATCATGGCACTTATTGCTAATCAGGTTAACCCAGATGTTGATATTATTTTTGTACGTATTGCTGGAGTCCTAAAGAATGGAAAGATGGATACATACAGTATTGACGAAATTACAAAGGCACTTACTTGGGTTGTTAATAACAAGCAAAAGTATAATATTGTTTCAGTTTCTGCTTCCATGGGTAATCATAACCTAGGTACTGGACTAAAGTATTGCCCAATTAAGGGAAGCCATTCAGTGCTTATTGGAAACATTGATAAGTTATTTGCCGTTGGCGTTGCTACAATGTTTTCTGCAGGAAACAATCGTGACTATGCAAGAATTGACTTTCCAGCATGTATTCCACAGGCTGTAGCAGTTGGTGGAGCAACAGAAGATAATGCAATGGCTCCATATTCAAATGCTGCACCAGAGGTAGATTTTTATTCTCTTGGAGCATTTGATACTCAGATTGGAAGATCAGTTGGAACATCTGCAGCAACTGCAGCATTCTCTGCATCATGGGCTAAAAATTACAAGGGTACATATCAAGCAACATATGATTACTTTGTGTCAGTATCTAAGCCAGCAGTAGGAAGAACAACTAC